CTCATCATATCCTACGTGTTTACACAATTCTTCGATCACGATCTTTTGACTAACTAGACTATGTTGTGAATTGAAATCATCATAATCCAACATAATATTAACACTACCTTTCTGCTTCATCCTTAGCACCCTTCTTGCCATACCAGTTGTTCCTAGATTACCTGGATTGAGTTCTACTCTTACTCCTTTCCAGACTCTCTCAACTGGTCTTAATAGGTGTTCAAAGTTAAAGTAAGTCACACTATCACATGAATATATAACACGTGTCTTCCCGTGCTCCAATTTCTCTGAAGCGTTAAAATACGACACATTATTCCATTCTTTAAGTGGATTTTCCTCTAACATTTCACTATATGCTCTCCTATGAAGCCTTCCAGGTACATTCACACAGAATGTTCCTTCGTTAGTCTCTCGCAATCTTGAATGCGAACCGTTAACACACCAACCCCAACGCCTCTGCCAGAACTTGTCTACATCTTCAAAAACAATGTTCCGGGGACACTCATAGGATAAAATATGACGAACCACCTGCCGAAAACGTTCAACGTTATCAACAGTCACTGTATCGCACAAAGTTTCGTCACACCTACCCCGAGTCTCACTTTCCAAGTCAAGAGATTTAACTCCCCTACCCTGTAAAGTGTGTAACTCTATTAATCTACAGCCCCGCGTGTCCGCGTTACAACCTAGGGCTTTCAATGCCATGCTTACCTGAGATTCCCCTACTTGATCTCTCAACATCCTGACCACATAGCGAGCAGGATCATATACCACACCACTCAAGACTGGCAACATCAACACTGCTGCTGACGCCTGATCGTTTTTCAGGCCCATCATCGTTGAACCAATCTCGCACAACTGGTTCGCTAATACTGGGTATTCAGTCTTTAACGAATGCCAAACTTCTTTAAAGTAGACATTCACCTTCTGCTCGGCGCCTGGGTGGCTTTTGACGTCGAACCGAAAGCTTCGACCTTCCTCTGAAAGGTCGACTCGGGATACACCATCCCTCGGAAATGGTCTTAAACTCACATCCGAAATCACTCGAATATCTTCAAAACTCAATCTCACCTGTACTGGAAAATCACACATTAGCAGACTATACGCTGCAGCATCTATACAACTCATACCACTAACACAGAGCTGGTCAACTTTAGCCCACTGCTCTCGCAATGTAGGATATACAACGTCAATAAGGTTAGCAGAAACTAACCTCTTATATAAGTATATACCCAATAGCCCAAGCTGCTTCACTCTACCCCTCAACCCCTCACTAACCACTTATTATCTAAGCGTCGTCAGAGGTCGCTTGGGGCGACGTGCTATATGGTTCTTGAGTGCATATAGCTTCAGGTGTGGCCGATACGGAATGTCCAGTAGCTTTGACAGCTCCTTGACCATAACGCACCGGTGTTGGTCCACGATTTGGTTCTTCATGCAGTACAATTGGTGGGACTTTGCCCAAAGATTCGACCTGTGATTGCGTTGCAATAGCAATGTTTCCCTCACTCCTAGAAACACTACCACTGCTAGTAAAATCAGCCTCAGTTGTAGCTCCTCCACGGACTGGATTCATGTACTTTGCAGGTAGTACAATCTCGTCATCTGCGGGATCACTATAACGTATAGCCATTAACGTCGACGCAATTTTCGGGCCTTTTCCGAGTCTAGCTGCTGTTAAAGCTTGAGTTGCAACACAACGATTGTGATGGCACTCAAGGTTAATAGTACTCCGGACAGCATTGGGAATACTATGTAAATACGATACGCGCACTGTCACGGGTGCTCCCGTTACCTCCTCTGCC